TGAAGGAACTGGCCTACCTGCCCCTTGCGTTACAGTGCGGCGTGATGTTCGTCAATCGCAACCAGCGCACCGAACAGTTCTGGGCAGCATGGCATGATGAATGGATGCGCTATTGCGACGAAGACCAGGGCGCATTTCTGCGGGCGCTGAAGCGTGTGCCGCTGAAGTTGTGGGTATTGGGTCGCCCATGGAATGGCGGCGCGGTCATTGAACACCGCTTCGGGATGGTGCGGTCATGAAAGTCAACATCGTGGCCCCCGACCTCACAGGCGACGGCATCCTGCCTCGCCTGGCGCGCATGTTGGCCGAGCAGAACGATTGGCGCTTGTCGCCGCGCCCCGATCCTCACGTTGACCTGAATTATTCGATTGTCTACGCTGACTTCGCCCAACGCTTCACAGATTGGCGATCAACGCCCTGGGCGGCATATTTCAGTCATTACGAAGTCGGAACACCTTACAAAGAATTTTGGTGGGATCTTTCAAAGCCCCTTATCCGCGCCAAAGTCGTGACGGCGCACAAGTACGGGCAGATGCTGGAAGGCAACGTCATCCACGTTCCCGGACCGGTCGATCCCATGTTCCAAGTGTACGAGGTCAAGCGCGGAAACCTGCCACGGGTAGGATTTAGCGGCTTCGTGGACAAGTCCGGGCGCAAGGGCGAGAAGCTGGCGGCGCGGCTGGCGCACGACCTGGAGGGCATCGCTGAGTTTATCGCCTCTGGCACGGGCTGGCCTGTGCAGATCGTCAACAAGGAATTGAAAGGGCTGCCCAAGTTCTACAACAGCCTGGACGTTTACGTCTGCACGGCGCTGATCGAGGGCATCCCCATGCCGCCATTGGAGGCGCTTGCCTGTGGGATACCGGTTGTTATCCCTCGCGACGTTGGGATGCTGGACGAGCTGCCCGACATGATGGGCATTTACCGCTACGAGCGCGGCAACTATGAGCAACTCCTGGCAGCCGTGATGAATGCGATCAACGAGCGCGGCCTGCCCGACCGTGTTGACCTGGCTTCCGCTGTTGCGAATTACAACCCGCGCACCTATGCACGGGCGCACGCAGAAGGCTTCGAGCGCGTCCTGAGTGGCAAGCAGGAAGCGCATACCATTGAGAGCGACCGCCACGGGAAAAGAGGCGTCTACTACGTAGCCTATGGAGAGCCAGCGCGCCGGTGCGCAGAAGCGGCGATCCGATCATTCAAGGAACACCTGCCCGATATTCCCGTGGCGTTAGTTTCTGATTCGCCGCTTGGTGTGGAGGATTTATATATAGAGTCGCCCGATTATGACATCGGCGGCCGAGCGGCGAAAATCAAAATTTACGACCTCGCCCCGAAGGACTGGCAGTACATTGCCTACCTGGATGCGGATACCGAGGTCGTCAAGGCTGAACAGCTTTTGTGGCAGATTGTCGAGGATGGTTGGGACATGGTGATTTGCAAGAACCCAGGACGGTTCGCAATCGCCTCGGCCATGCAGCGCAGCGACAACAAAGACGAATGCCGGGTGACGTACCAGGCGACCGGCACGGAAGAGGTGATGCAGTTGAATGGCGGCGTGTTCGCCTTCAGTCGCAATCACCGCACGGAGAAGTTCTTTCGTTCCTGGTATGAAGAATGGCATCAATGGGGCAAGCGTGACCAGGCTGCCCTGCTGCGTGCGCTGTGGAAAAACCCGCTGAAGCTGTACGTCCTGGGCAACGAATGGAACACCATTACCCGCTACGACCCACCCGAAAGCACCGCCTGGCTCCTGCACTACCCCATGACGGCACGGCGATGGCGAGGCGTGATCCACTACCGCCTGGACGACCCGCAGGCATGGAAAGCGGTTGACGAATTCGAGGCAGCGCAGCGATGAAAGTATCCCCGACCGGCGCATGGCTCTCCCCAGGTGGTCACACATTTGACCCGAGCATGGCGCGCGCCATCGTCAACGTCCTGACGCTTTGTAACGTCAACAGCGTGATTGACATCGGATGCGGCGACGGAAGCTACACCTATTTCCTGAGCGGGGCGGGATTGGTCTGCGTCGGCTACGACGGCAACCCGCACACATTCACGGTGACAAATGGCCTGTGCTTCCATGCAGACTTCTCAGAGCCGCAGTACCTGGGAATGCACGACGCGGCGCTGTGCCTAGAAGTGGGCGAACACATCCCGGAGCAATACGAAACGATATTCCTCGACAACATTTGCCGCCATGCCGAGAAGGTGATTGTCCTGAGTTGGGCAGTCCCTGGTCAAGGCGGCGTTGGGCATGTCAACGAGCGCAGCAACGAGTATGTTATCGGCAGGCTGGCGGATTGCGGATGGAAGCACGACGCGCAGCTCTCGCAGGAATTGCGGGATGCCGCCTCAACCTGCTATTGGTTCGATGAAACGGTCATGGTGTTCACCTATGGAAATTAGCGAAGCCGTCACCCGAGCAATGAAAGCGCGTTGGCTTGTCCATCGTGAAGGGCTGGAATTCCTGTGCCAGCTCGCCCAGGACGCGCCCGACGGCACGGGCGTCGAGGTCGGCATTTACGTCGGCTCTTCGCTGATTGCCTGGAGCCTCATCCGGGAAGGGTGCGGCGACTGCATCGGCGTGGACAACTGGGCGTACACCGAGAACACGCCCCAACAGCGGGAAAAGTGCCTGCGCAACATCGAGACGGCAGGCTCGCCGGCTACCGTTCTGGAGATGACCAGCATCGAGGCCGCCCAGGTAGTGCAAGCGCCGCTGGCCTTCGTGTTCATCGATGGCGATCATGCTTATGAGAGCGTCAAGCGCGACATCGAGGCATGGACGCCGAAGGTCATGCCGGGCGGCATTGTGGCATTCCACGATTACGGCGCAAAGCGGCATACCGGCGTGAAGCAGGCCATCGACGAATGGCAGCGCAAGGCGCAATGGACTTATCTTGGCGAGGCGGCAACGACAGCAGGGTGGAAGAGGCCATGAAGCCGCTGCATGTCAAGCTGGTACACCGCGAGAGCGACAACTACCGCCGATTGACCGGCTGGTGGTCGTATCCCGTGCCTGAGTTCACATGGGAAGCGGTCAGAGTGCTGCCAGCATTCGGCAAGCTGCGGGTGGGCGATTGCGACTTAGTGGTGATGGATGATTGGATTTTCGGCACGGTCGATCACGGGCGCATCCCGATGGCTTATGTCACGGTGGACAGCGCCCGGTCGGATACGCAACTGGCGCGCAACATTGGCCAGGCGCTCCAGGCTGATTTAGTTCTGGTGGACAGCGACCGGCTTGACAAGTTCCTCGTTACCGGTAAGCCAGTGCGGCGTTTCGCCTATGCGGTCAATGAGAAGTTATTCGCCCCACGGGTGAAAGAATATGACGTGGCGTTCCTGTGCTGGCCAACGCCCGAGCGCAGGCAAGTGGAGACGCAACTGAGCGCAATCTGCCGGCGCAACGGCTGGACATACCTTACCGGAACATGGTCCAACCCATTGCAATATGCCGAGCAGGTCGGGCGGGCAAAGGTGGTAGTCCACGCAGCGCACGTCAAGGAGGCACGCTCCTGGCGGGTATTCGATGTGATGGCCTGCGAGGGCGCATTGCTGACCAACCCCATCCCGCTGATTGACGGCGACGGCATCCTACCCGGCGTGCATTATTGGGAATACGACGAGCGTCACGGACTGGAGCATCAACTTACCAACCTGCTACAAGGCGCGTGGAAGGGCGTCGCCCGTGTCGGCCATGAGCATATCATCCAGCATCACACCTGGGCGACACGGGCCACGCAGCTTCGACAGATGGCTGCCGAGGTGCTTGGCCTATGACGACCTGGCTCTATACCCTATGCGGAAAAGAGGCGCAGATGCTGCCGTATTTTATCCGGCACTATGCACCACACGTTGATCGGATGATAATTCTATCCGGCGGCATGGATGAAGAAACGCGACGAATTGCCTGGAGTGCTGAGAAATGCGAAATACACCGCAGCCCATTCGATGAGCGCAATTATGACGACCAGGCATTCGTTGAATACGCAGCAACCAAGTACAAAGAGGCACGCGGCTATGCCGATTGGGTGATTTGGGTGGACGTGGACGAATTCCTGCACGCACGCGAGAGCCTGTCCTACACATTGGGCGAATACCGCAACACCGGCATCCGGGCGGTGATCTGCGAGGGCTACACCATGCTGGCCGATGAATTTCCCACCCAGGACGATGAACTGGTCAGACTGGTCAGGACGGGTGTGCAAGACAAAGTGTACAACAAACTCGCCGCATTTGACCCCATGCTGGATGTTGAATGGTCGGTTGGGCGGCATGGGTATTCCGTAACGGGCTACAACCCGGTCTGGACGGGGATGCGCTTGCTACACTATCGATACTTCGGCGACGAGTGGCTGGCGCAGCGCAACGCCCGCAACAATGCCCGGCGCAGCCCGCAAGACATTGAGCGCGGGCGCGGCTACCATGTATCCCCGGATAACACGGGGCGTTATAGCCCGGCATGGTACAGCGAAGCCATGAAACAGGCGCAGGTGGTGACGTATGGCTAATTACTGCACGCCCGCAGAACTGCGGACACAGATCGAGAAGACCGGCACGACAGGCAGCGGCAGCGATGCCGCCCTGGGCGTTATTATCGAGGCGGCAAGCCGGGCAATCGATCATTATTGCAACCGGCCTGATGGCTTCATTGCGCTATCGGTGGCCACGGCACGCTATTACACCGGGCGAGGCGAAGCGCACATCCTGATTGACGAATGCACCGAGGTATCGGCGGTGGCTGCCAAGGACGCCTCCACAGACACGACCTACACCGCATGGGCAGCGACAGACTGGCAAGCCTGCACCGGCGACCCACGCAGCCCGGATTGGAATAGCACGCCCTACACCATGCTGGTGTGCCTTCCGAGCGGAAGTTACTCGGTATTCATCTCTGGGCAGACCGGTTATATGCGCGGCTTCCGCCCGACCTACGAGGAAGTGAGGCAAGTCCCGACCGTGCGCGTCACAGCCAAGTGGGGCTACGCCACGACCTGCCCGCCAGTCATCAAAGAGGCGTGCATCGCCCTTTCCGCCCGATGGTTCAAGCAGGGGCAAGGCGCATGGGCTGACACGCTGGCATCGTCAGACCTTGGGCAACTTATTTACCAGCGGGAGAACCAGGATATCAAGATGATGCTGGCGCGGTACATCAAGCCAGCCGTGGGGAGGTGGTAAGTGACGCAAACCACCACCGGCGTCAATGCCTGCGACGTGGATCTCCGCCTGGACAACGACTCGGGCATCCCCGTCAATATCTCAGGCAGCAGCAATGCCCTGGAGATGGAATTCAGCCAGGACTTGCAGGCTTACTGGACGATGTACCGCGGCCGTATGCCCGTGCGCCTGTCATGTCGGGAAGATGCCGCCATCCAGGTGCAGGTGATCTACAGCACGACCGATAACGAGGCGGTAGACCTCCTGACTGACTGGTATTTCAACCACCCAGGCACGGGGCGCACGCTGACCATTCACATCCCGGACTACACCATCGGAAGCGATGTGTACACCGGGGAAGTGATGCTGGAAACCCTGTCCATCCCATCCAGCGCAGAGGAGCCGATGCCGATCCCGGTACAGGCTACCCTCCTACCGTCTGGCGCATGGACAAAGGCGACAAAGGCGACGTAATGGCAGGCTTGATCGACGTTGAGGTGAAAGGGCTGATTGAGTTGCAGCACAAAACCATTCAGATGATGAATGATTTGCACGGCGCGCCAATCGTCAACGCCATGCGGGACAGCCTGATGGTGATCGTATCGGATGCCCGTAAAGATGCGCCGGTCGATACCGGACGCCTGCGGTCCAGCATCCTGCCCGAGATCCGCGACGCCGCGACGGAAGTTCAGGGCGTGGTAGGCTCCAACGTGGTATATGCTCCATACATCGAGTTTGGCACGCGCCCGCACTTCCCGCCCATTTCAGCCATTCGCCTATGGGTGCATCATAAGGGAATGGCAGCCGCTGAGGACGAGGGGCGGGTGGCGTTCCTGATTGCGCGCAAGATTGCCCGCACGGGTACGAAAGCGCAGCCCTTCCTGATGCCCGCCTTCGCCAAGAACGAGACGGCCATCCGTAATCGCTTCGGGCGCGCCGTGGAGGTCATCGTAAACAAATGAGCATCACCCTGGCGCAGATTTGCAACGCAGTCGAGAC